CTTATTTATATTGTAGTTAATAATAATCAACGTATATTTGTAGTGTTGAAAGGGAGTAGTAATACTAACTTTTAAAGCAGTAAAATAATCAGTCAAACGTGTTTAAAAACATTAGTTTGAGGCGTTAATTTCGAAAGGGGTTCGCTAGGTTTAAGAAACTTATATAATGGGCTTATATATCTTTTTTAAACGATATTGTAGTAAAGTGTGTGCTTTACCTGATGAGTTAAAAATAACGAAACAATAATTTAAAAACTAAAAAAATGGTATTAACTAAAATTCAAGCGGAACAATTTAAAAATGGTACATTAACAAAGTCAAATTTTAAAAAAGTACTTTATACTGTAGATTTTGAAAATTATCTTTATAGATACTGTAAAATAGTAAACGACTTCAGAAACGAGTATTTAGGTAACTTTTACCGCATTACAAATTTTTCGGTATTTAATTATCATATAATTATTACTATGGTAAACGGTGAATTTGATAAAATGGATGTAACAACAATTTAATAAATAATATAAAAAACTAAATAAAAACATTATGGAACTAATTAAAAAACAAATTGAAACTATTTTAAACGATACTTTAAACGGTTTTTATACAACTGTAGAAAATAGAAAATATCATTTTGATAATGAACAATATTTAAAAATTAATATTGCAACATCAAATCATTGGATTAATAATGTAGAGGGACAAACATATAATAATATTAGTTTGTCATTATCTCAGGATTTAGAATTAAAATTCCAGGTTTTTGGCGGTAACGGGGGACAATGTTTTTATAGAAGTATAGACCCAAACAACCCGAAAGAAAAATATTATGCTTTGCAAAGCGTAAAAATACCATTTAGAACACCAGCAAAAAATGAAACTGCTGTATTAAAAGCGTTTAAAAATGTTTGTATAATATATAAACAACTTTTAAAAGAAACTTTAGAAAATGAACTTTTAAGAAGCGAAAATTTAGAACAAACAAAACAATTAATATATAACAACTAAAAAAAATAATATTATGCAAAATTATAAAATAACTTTTACAGGGCGTTTATGCGGTTCTATTGGTAAACTTTTACAATTTACCAAAACTATTAAGGCGAAAAATTTTGAAGATGCAAATTTAAAACTTTATTCAAATTATGAACACATTTCAATTATTAATTATAAAACTATTTAAAATGATAACATTAACAGAAAAACAATATAGCGAAAAACCCAACGATTATAAAGGCGTTTATTCAAGTGACAACATACATAACACAAAACTAAATGGACGACGCACTTTGTTGTATTGGTTGCCTGGCGAAGGAACTGTTTTATTAATAGAGGGCGAAAGTCTTATAATAACTAAATAATGAAACGTAAAAAACCAACTCCAGGAACTAACATAAATGTATTTATAACGCTATCAACTTTTTTTATATTGATAGTTTCAATAATCATACAACTTTAAAAACTTAAAAAAATGAAATTAGTAAAAAAATTAAAAGATAGTTATTTTAAAAAATTAGGGTATAATATAAGTGATTTTGAATTAAAATCGTTTTATACAAATGGAACTTTAATTTTGAGTGATAAACTTGAAAATGAATTAATACAATACTTTGAAAACAATAATATATAAAAACTAACTTTTAAGGCACTATTTTAACAAAATAACACAATTATACTACTAATCTATTTTAGTGCCTTATTTATACTTTAAACAACTAAATTTAAAACTTATGAAAGCAATTAACTCATACACAAAAAATAATTTTACGGTTTTACTAATTAAAAATAGTATTGATACTTTTGGCGGGTTTTATTCTGTTGAACTAACTCACAAAGATAAAATAATAAACGATAAAGATGGGCTTTGTTTTGATGCTGCAAATGATTATTTTTTTAAAACTGTAAACAAATTAAACAAATTAGCAAAATGATACAAAATTTATATCCAAAACGAGAAACGTTTATTGAAACTAAAAAAAGTAATTCGTTGGCTAGAATTGGCGACGCAATAATACATTTTAGAAATTATAATGTTAATGATGATAAAATTGATTATTACACTATAACAGGCGACAGAAATGCCTGGTATGATGTAAAAGTAAATTTTAACTATGATTATATGATGTGCCAAGTAAAAAATAAATACAAAGATACTTTTAACCGAATAATGATAGTAACTAAAATAAATTACAAAAAATGACACAAAATAATTCCAGTACTTTAGGCTGCTTAAAAAAAATATTAATCAATCTAAAAAAAGAAAATAACCCGAATGATTTTGAACTGATTAAATTTTACGAAAATAAAATTAATATAGAAACTATAAAAGCATTAAATAAATTAACTATTAAACTATAAAAAAATGGACTTTGCAATAAAAATAATAAATGTTAATTGTTCTGAAAAAACAATAGGATATAAAACAAAAAAAGAATTGTTTGAGGCTTTAAAATTTTACAGAAAACAAGGCTTTGTTAAATTTTCACAAGGCTATTATTATAACAAAAATTTAAACTCTAGGTTAATGACTTCAATACATTATAACCTTTAAAAAACTAAAAAAATGCAAACTACACTATTTGAAATAAAATTTTATAACGGTTCAAAATTCAATGTTTTTTGTGCGAATAGCGCACAAATTAATAGATTTTTAAAATATATCTTAAAACATAGAAACGAAATAGAATATTGGAAAAATTTAGTTGATGGTATTCACACAATAACACAATTTGAAAAAATTACTACTAATTTACTAAACTAAAAAAAATGAAACAAATAACTACATTGTTAAACAAAATTAGCTTTGCGCTATATTCTGGAAAGTCCTTAAATATTAACTACTAAAATAAATAAAATGTATAAAATAACCTATTTTGAAAATAACTCAGATACTATCCAAATAATGGTTTTTAAGGGCGAAAACGCCTATAATTTAGCTATTTTATGGGGTAAAAGATATATCCGAAATTTCGATATTGATATAATAACTGAAATAAATTAAAAAAAAAAGTTTGGATTAAAACAAAATTTATATCTTTGTCAAAGTTAAAACGACGTGGAAATCGTTTTTAATAACGGTTACTGTCGTTTTATATAAAAGATATACCCGATTAAATACTTCTCCACGTCAGTATTAATCGGGGTTTTTTGTTTTTGTCTATAATCACGTTTTCGAAAAATCTTTAAACTTACTAAAAAATGAACGAAAGTTCGGGTTGCTCGAAAGTAAGAACCAAACTAAAATACAATGGTTGAGCAAACGTTTAAGCGTTTAAAATGTATAAAGTGAATTAACTTAAATAAAATTCATTATCTATTCAGTCGAAGAAACTCAACGGAAGCAAGATAAAAATAGTACCCATTGGATTAAAGATTTTTTTAAAAAATTATCTTTTTTCTGTTGGGTTTACTATATCTACTAATCAAAAAAATCTAACAAAAGCAACTAACTTATTAAGCAATTAAAACTTAAAAAAATGAAAAATACAAAAATTGAATATTTAAATGAATTTTATAAATTTTGCAAAAGAAACGGTTTAAATGTTGCAAATTTAGATTATGGAAATTTAGATTTTTCCCAGCCAAATATCGAAAGCACATTTAAAAATAGGACTAAAGAAATTAAAAGCCAATTTAATCACGTTTTTAACCTACCTAACGAACAAAAAAACTATTTTGATAACAATTATAAAGAAATGGTTTTCGTTCCTAAAAACTAATTAAAATGAGTGATGTAACACTATTAAGAAAATTAACAGAAAAAAGTATTTTAAAGTTTGGACAATATTCTGATGCTAGAATTTACAATTTATTAGAATTAAAAAAATATTCTTATTTGCGATGGGTTTATTTTAGTTGTAGTAATATTACTTTTTTTGAAAATATTTTATTGGAAATCGGAATAACTGAAGAATTTTTTATACAAAAGCCTGGAGTAAATTTAGAATTTCACGAAAGATTAAATAAAATAAAACGTGAAAATATGTCATTGAGGGCAAAAAAACATATTGATAAAGTTTATAAATGTTCAATGAAAAATAAAAAAACTAACTCAATAAATTTAGATAAAAAAAATTATTCAAAAGCAAGTTTAACACGAAAAAATCAAGGTCATTAACTAAAAAAACAAAAAAATGGAAGAATTAATTTTAGATAAAATAAACAATTATTGTAACGAAAATTATAATTGGTTCGATAATTTTATTGAGTGTAAAGATTTAGAGGTTTACGATAAAAATTTTGAATTAGTAGCGTTAATTGATTTTGAAATTGAAGTTGAGGTTTTTCAATTGCCTAGTGTTGGGAATTATTTTGATGCTCCTGAATATGGCGAATGTGATTTTAATTTATTTTCAATTACAGTAAAAGAAGTTTACAATACAAAAGGCAAATTATTGCCAAACTTAAAAGAAAAAATACAAAAATTATTAGAAAATAGAATAGGCAAAAATTTATAAACTTTAAAAAAACAATTATGAAAACATTATTTGAAAACTTAAAACCAGAATTTTTAGAAAAATTAGAGCAAGAGGCTGTATTATATCCATCAGTTACAGAGCGCACAATTACTGAATTAAAAGAAAATATTTCTTGGCTAAATTTAACCGTAAACACCGCTCAAAATTTATGTATGTTAAACGATAAAAACTTATCAATTATCGATTTAGCTAATTTATTTGATAAAAATAATATAAGTTTATTATAAAATTGCTATAATTAATAATAATTAACTATATTTGTAAAACTAAAATAAATCAAATGAAAAAAAAACCATTTAACATTACTAAAAAAAATCAGTCGATTATAGATTTTATATCTAATAAAGATTTTGATGGACACCTTACAATTTTATCATTTACTACACATTATAAATTTTCTTTTGGAACAGTAATCGAAAGAGAAGATATTTATAATTTAATTGCTTATGATAGTATAAATGATGCTATTGAAAACGCAGTACAAGAATATTTAACAACAAATTAAACTATGAAAAAAGAAAAATTAAGAGATGTTATTTTTGAAATAACAAACCCTGAAAAAAATTTAGGAGGCATAGAAATATGGAAAGATATTCCTGGATATGAAGAATTATATCAAGTTAGTAATTTTGGAAATGTAAAGTCTTTAGAAAGAAAAAGTTTTATGTTAATAAATAATTGCGAAAGAATTTATAAAGAAAAAATAAGAAAGCAAGTTAAAAATACACGAGGATATTATACAATTAATCTTAATAAAGAAAATTATATTAAAGGATTTTTAGTTCATCAATTAGTTGCAATGGCTTTTTTAAATCATAAGCCTTGCGGAATGAATTTAGTAGTTGACCATATTGATGAAAATAAATTAAATAATAAATTAGAAAATTTACAGATAATTACTCAAAGAAAAAATTCTTATAAATATTATAGACAACAAAAATGCGAAAGCAAATATGTTGGAGTTACTTTAGATAAAAAAACAAATAGATGGAGAGCAAGAATTTATATAAATGGAATTAGAGAACATTTAGGCATATTTAAAACTGAAATAGAAGCACATAACATATTAGAAACTAAATACTATGAAACAAGATAAATTAAATAAAGAAATTAAAAAAGAAGTAAACAAAGGTGGTCGTCCAAAAGTTTTTTTGGGAGATGTATCGGTAACTTTGCCAATGTCAGTTCCTAGCAAACAAAAGGAATTTCTACAAAAAAAATGGAATTTAGACTTAGAAATATTTAGAATACAAAAATAACTATTATGGAAATTTGGAAACCTATAAAAGATTTTGAAAATATTTATGAAGTAAGCAATTTAGGGAGAATTAAAAGTTTTAAAAATAATAAAATTTCTTTTTTAATTGGTTCATCTTCTGGAGATGGTTATAGAACTATTACGCTTTGTGGAAATAAAAATAAAAGAATTTATATTCACAGATTAGTTGCTTTACATTTTATAGAAAATTTTGAGAATAAAATTGAAATTAATCATATAAATGGTATTAAAGATGATAATAGGCTTAATAACTTAGAATGGTGTACAAAAAGCGAAAACTCAATACACGCTTTAAAAAATGGTTTAGCTAAAAGCGGAGAAAATAGCAAAAAACATAAATTAACTGAAAAGCAAGTTAAAGAAATAAAAAACAGTTCTTTAAAAGGCGTAGAATTAGCTAAAATTCACAATATTGGAGAAATGCAAATTAGTAGAATTAAAAATAATATTAACTGGAAATATATAAACTTATGAAAAATATCGCAAAAGCTATTATACAAGTGATGGCAGAAGTTAAAGGAATGGAAAAAAATTCAAGAGTCGGAACAGGTCAATCTTCTTATGATGGAACAAAAGACCAAGATGTCAAGGAAGTTTTTAATAACGCTTTACAAAAAAATGGTTTATGTATTTTACCTATTGATATTCAAGAAAGTACTCAAATTGACCGATGGGAAGAAAGTAGTCAATACGGAAATAAGCAAAAACAATCAGTATTTACAAAAGTTAATGTAAAATATATGCTATTACACGAAAGCGGAGAAAGCATTGAACTAGCGGGTTATGGACACGGAATTGACGCACAAGATAAAGGAGCTGGAAAAGCTACTACTTATGCTTTAAAAAATTGTTTACTTTATACTTTTTTAACTCCTGTTGGTAAAATTGACGATACTGATGTAAAACATTCAAATGATATTGAGGTTGTTCAAAAATCAGTGCCAAAAGTAATTGAAATTACAGAACTTGATTGGATTAATCTTGAAGCAATTTTTGAAAGTAAAAAAGATAAAATTGATGCAGAAAAATTTGATGCTGTAAAAAAAGCAGTATTTTCTAAAAATGCAAAATTCTATGAATATACTTTATCAACTTTAAACAAACTATAATTATGAAAGATATTTTATTTAGAGCGTCAGGAATTGGCGCTCTTATGACTGAAGGTCGTGGAGTTATTTTAACAGAAAATCAAAAACAAACTTTAGCAGATTATAAACTTAGAAATTCTGGAGAAGGTAAGCCATTAACAGATAAGCAAAAAATCGATTTTGAGGCACTTTTAAGCAAAGAAAACGCAAAACCTACACTAAGTGACACCGCTAAAAGTTTTATTGAAAAAATGTGGCTTTTTAATGAGAAAGGTTTTTATGAAGAATTGTCTAGTAAATATGTAGAAAAAGGAAATTTCAATGAAGATGATGGTATTATTTTAGTTTCAGAATTAGAAAATTCTAATTATATAAAAAATGAAATTAGAAAAACTATTGGGAATATTACTGGAGAAGCCGATATTGTTTGCACTATTGATGGCGTAAAAGTTATTAAAGATATAAAAAGCTCTTGGTCGCCAATGACTTTTATGAATGGTGATTTATCTACTTTATATGAATGGCAAGGAATAACTTATATGATGCTTTATGATGCTGATGAATTTCATTTACATTATACTTTAACTGACTGTCCTGAACATATTTTAGAGAATGAAAAATGGAAATTGAGAAATAAGTATAGTATTTTAGATGATGAAAATCCTTTAATGCAAAGGTTATTTAAGCAATTAGAAAAGAATTTAATATTTAGCAACGGAAACTATACTAAAGAGGAAAGAGTGAAGAGTTTTATTATAAAAAGGGACATTGAAAAAGAGCAACTTCTTTTATCTAAAATTCCAATGGCTATTGAATATTATAATTCAATTACTTTAAATCAAATATGATAAAAGAGAAAAAATGTTTTGGCAATGGCAAAGCAATATCTTTTCAAGGTTGTGGAAAGTTAGTAAATGTAGCTTTTAGAAAATATGGTTTATGCAGTTCTTGTTATGCAGAATTTTTAACTGAAACAGAAGTTGGTAAAGTGATACTTTTCAAAGCATTGAACAAAGTACAAAAACCAATTTTTGATGAAAAAAAAGCTAAAGAAAATATTACTGATTGGAATAAAAAACTTCAAACTAAAATAAATTTAATTGTTAGATTGATAGATTTTAATCAACCTTGCTTAGCTAAAAATAAATTAGCAAATCAAATGCACGCTGGACACGTTTTTTCAAGAGGTTCAAATCCTATGTTAAGGTTTAATTTGCATAATATTCATAGACAATCCGCTCAATCAAACCATTTTCAAAATGAAGATGGTTTGTTTCGAGAAGGAATAATAAAAGAATATGGAATTTTGTATTTTGAATTTATTTCTAATTTAAGACAAATAAAAGATTTAAAAATTTCAAATGATACTTATATTGAATTATACAAAAAAGCATCCAAAACAGCTTTAAAATTAGCTAAAGAAAAAAAAGAATACACTTTAAATGAGAGATTTCAATTAAGAAATGAAATTAATAAGGAATTAAATATTTATGATATAAAATTTTGTCAATTCAATGATTATTTTTAAATTTGCATATATATAAATGTAATTTTAATATTATGATAAATTTAGAAACTGGTAAAAGATTTGGTAAATTAATTGTTATAAAAGAAGGAATAAAAAAAAGACTTCCTTCAGGACAAGTTAATAGAACAATAAAATGCAAATGTGATTGTGGAAATATAAAAGATATTCTTTTATTGCATTTAGTTAGAAATAGAGTTAATAGTTGTGGATGTATATTAAGAACTAAAAATGGAAAAAGTAATACAGAATATGGTATTCTTTTAAATTCTATGAAAACAAGGTGCAAAGAAAATTATACAGAAAAACATTTATATTATGATAAAGGAATAAAAGTTTCTGAAGAATGGTTAAATGATATTGAAAGTTTTATTAATTTTTGCAAAAATAATGGATATAAAAAAGGACTTCAAATAGATAGAATTGATAATTCTAAAGGTTATTATCCTGATAATTGCAGATTTGTAACATCAAAAGTAAATTGTAATAATAGAGATAACACTGTTTTTGTATTTTATAAACAAAAAAAAGTTTCTTTAAAAATGCTTTTAAATGAATTACAAAAAGAAAAAGATTATTATACAATAATGGCAAGAATTAACAGAGGTGTTGAGCATAATCAAGCAATAGATAAGCCAATTAGAATTGGTAACTATTCAAAAACTAATTTTAAAAAACTAAACAAATGAACGAACAAGAATTAAACGAAATTGATGTTGATGAATATTTAATATTTGAAACTATAAATGAAGAATTTAACAAACGATGTTGAAGTTGATGTAGTTGCGTTTCATAAAAAAGGAATTACTAAACCAAGCAAATTAAAAATGATGCATAGTGAATTTTTAAAATTGAAACACAAAAACTATTTTTACAGAGCATACCAAATTAATTTTAACAAAACTATTTTTAACAAAATTTAAACAAATGAAATTTACAAAAGAAGATTTAGAAGATTACATCAGTTACTTAAAAGAAGAAATTGAGAAAACAAAAAAATATCCAGAAGATATTTATAATAACTATTACATTAACAATTTATATTTAGATTTACAAAACTTAAACAAAAACTAATTATGCAAATTACAGGAAAGATTACTAAGATTTTAGAAGCTCAAACGGGAGAAAAAAAAGATGGTTCAGGAAGTTGGATTAAACAAAACTTTTTAGTTGAAACAGAAGAAAAGTATAATAACTTATTTTGCTTTGAAGTTTTTGGCGATGAGAAGGTACAAAACTTTCAAAAGTTTAATAAGGTAGGTCAAGTTGTTGATGTTGAATTTAACGTATCTACAAATGAATATAAAGGTAGTTACTATACTTCTTTATCGGCTTGGAAAATTATGTCAGGTCAAGGTGACGAAAAGTATAAAGGTAAAAAAGAATTGACTGAAAATTTAGGTGGTAATTTACCTAATGATGAGGAAAGTGATTTGCCTTGGTAGTTTATTCAAAAATAATTAATACATTTGTATTTCAGTTGCCTCATCACATTATAGCAGCTTAAAGGAATTATATAACTCCTACAATGAAACCAAAGTGATGAGTGGTGGATTTGTGGGAGTTTTTATTTAATTTAATAGTTGTCGGTTATCTTTAAACCGTTAGATTATGGAAAATGTTACTTTAATTTTTAAAGGCTCTGAAAGAAGTGAAACTAATGAAACAGAGTTAATTTGTGAGTATAATTTATTAAATGAAATTGAAATTTCTTTAAAAGATACTGGCGCTAAACACGATTATAACTTTCAATGTATTTCTATTAATAAGCAAACCGCTGTTAGATTAGTTAGAGAACTAAAAAAACAAATTGGATTTATAAATGAAAGTGAGGTTTATAATGATTAATAAAAAAGAATATATTAAAATTACAATTCAAGATATTGAAATAGCAGAAGAATTTTTTGATAACGAAAAGCATTTTAATGAGTTCTTAATTAATGTTTTTAATTATTATAGAGGCAAAGAAATTAAAATAAAAACAAAAATTGTTGCAAAATATTTTAAAAGTTATACAAAAACTATGGATTATGTTATTGTAAATAAACAAATTGGTTACAAAGGTTATTTGGCAAAGTCTAATAATCAACAAGTTAATGATGAAGTGGTTAAACCACCCCTTGAAGCAGTGGTTATACCTAATATAATAAGTAATAATATAAATAATATAATAAGTAATAATCCAACTTCTATCAAAGTTGATTGGTCTGCTTTAATAAATCAATTTAATTCTATTACAGGTAAAAATACAAAAGTAATTAGTCCAATAGTTAAAACTAAAATATTAGCAAGATTAAAAGAAGGATATACTAAACAAGATTTTTTAACAGCTATTGAAAATGCTTTTAACGATAAGTATCACAAAGAAACTAATTACCAATATTTAACTTTAGAATTTATTAGCAGAGCAGATAAGTTAGAAAGGTTTTCAACACAAAAATAATTTAAACAAAAAATAAAATGAAAATATCAGATACAATTAACGAAATAGTAAACAAGCCAGAACAATACCAAATAGGAATTGACACCTTTGAAAGAATGGAAAGCAATTGCACACTTGAGGAAAGATTAGCTTTTGTACGAGGGAATTTGGATAAATACTGCTGGAGAAAAAAAGGACAAGATAAACAAGACTTTGAAAAAATTATTACCTACGCTCAATGGGCGATAAAACAATTAGAGAAATGAAATACATTTTAATATTGTTAGCCTACGAATTTATAAGACCAAAGATGATTTGGTTAAAAGATTATTTAATTAGAAAAGCAAGTTAATTATGAAAACAGCAAAAGAGAAAGCAAAAGAGTTAGTAGAAAAATATGCTTATCACTTATGGATTGATGGAATATGTGATTATGAACAAGCCAAACAATGTGCATTAATAGCAGTTGATGAGATATTAGACGCTAGTTTATATTATTTTGATGAATTAAGTCCTTATGTAATATATTGGCAAGAAGTTAAACAAGAAATACAGCTATTATGAAACAACACTATTCCTATACAGCAAATGAAATGGGTGAGAAGCCTAAAGTAAAAGTAAAGTTTAACTTTTGGAAATGGTTATTAAAAATATTTAAATGATGAGAAAAATAAATAATATAGAAAAAGCATTTGCTCAAATGAGTTATAGACTTGAAAACGGTAGATATGAGCCAAACAAAGGCGATTTAGACGCTTATTCCTTTTTGGCGAATTGGGTTATGGAAAGTAAAAAACAAGCTATTAGAAACGATGTTTTGTTTGCTAAGTTATTTTGTAGAGTATTTGCACAAGAAGTACATTTTTACAAAGGTGATTTTAAACTTGCTCAAAACACAATGAACGATTATCTTAAACATCCTATTGAATTTTATTATGATAGATTTACTAACGAAGTAAATGATGTATTGACTAATAAATATATTCAAGAATTAGGAATTATACAAAAACATCCAGCTTTAATGTCTGATAAAGAAACTGAATTAGAAAATGAACTTTTAAAAGACGATGCGATAATGGATTACTTTGAAGGAATATTAAAAGAAGATAAAGTTTATAAGTCATTGAATAACACTATAACTGAATATATTAACAAATATAAAAACTTACCATAATGGAATTTAAAATAGATATACCAACGGTACAACTTAAACAAGCAATAGAAAGTATTGATGTTAATTTTGATGATTTGCACAGAAAATCAACTTTAAATTTAAAAGTGCAACCTAAAAGACAGCCTTTAGCTATATCAATTGGATATGATGATGTTGCTTATAATGGAGAATTTTATCCTTTGAGATATGGTACTTTTGGTAACATTTCAATGATTAAAGGAGAAGAAAAAAGCAGAAAGACTTGGCTTAAATCATTGATATTAGCAAGTGTTTTAGAAGGTAATTCAAATAAATATTCAAGTGATATTAAAGGTCATAATCTTACTGATAAATACATTATAGATATTGATTGTGAGCAAAACTATTACGACAACTGGTTAGTGTCTAATCGTATTCCAAAAATGGTAGGCACACCATCATCACCAATAATTCCTGATAATTACATTTCTATTAATCTTCGTGAGCATAATGCTAAAATTCGTAGAGATTATCTTAAATGGTTGTTTATGGAAAGTGAATATAGAAATAAATTAGGAGTTGTTTCTATTGATGGTTATGTTGATATGATTGATAACTTTAATGACTTAGTTGAATGTGTTGATTTTACACAATCATTAATGAAATATTCTTCAATAAGTCAAGCGCATATTACAGGAGTATTACACCTTAATCCTGGACAAGAAAAAGCAAGAGGACATTTAGGAACTATTTTACAACAAAAATGCGAAACAGTTGTAATAATTAAAGACGAAGGTGATTATTCAAGCGTAGTTTGCCAAAGAGGTAGAGGTAAGAAATTTGAAAGTTTTAACATTTCTGTTAATAATGATTGGTTGCCTTACA